GTATCCAAGAAATCCTGGATACAGAAAGTATTAAATATGATAACAAGGTCCTGGTAGAACTTATTAACAAACACTTTCCAGATTGGAGACGTGTTCTAAATGAGTGTCAAAGGTATTCTTCTTCTGGCACTATTGATCCTGGTATTCTTGCGACATTTAGTGATATAAAAGTAAATGATTTGGTTAAGAAACTTAAGCAAAAAGATTTTCCCGAAGTACGTAAATGGGTTGTCAATAACCTGGACAATGATACTGCTGTCCTATTGCGTCGTATTTACGATGCTTGTTATGATTCCCTGGTTCCGAATAGTATTCCTGCTGCTGTGCTTGTGCTTGCTAAGTATCAGTATCAAATGGCATTTGTGGCGGATCAGGAAATAAATATGCTTGCGTGTTTGACTGAGATTATGGTGGAGTGTGAATTCAAATGAAACATCGCGATAACTATTATGTCAAGTTTGATGATGACGAACTGCGGCAAATCTTAAAAGAGATTAGTAATGATGAAGTTAAAGAGAGAATACGAAGCTCATTGGGAGAAACAATTGATCCCATAGATAAGTTTCACGCAACTATCGCATATTATAATAATGAAGTTTAAAGCATTAGTATTTGTCCGACTACGATCACAGGTTGATGACTCACCAGGTAATGCTGTGAGAGATGCATGTAAGCGATTGTCAGAACTCAATATTAGGAAACTTAGATTGGGTAAGGTAGTTGATGTTTGGTTGGAAGCAGAAAGCAGAGAGTATGCTGAGAAGGAATTAGAAATGCTTTCTGATAGATTTCTTGCCAATAAAGTTATGGAAGACTGGGATTATGAACTGACAGAGATTGAAAGTTTCCCTCAAGGTATTGCATAATGCCACATGAATTCGACCCGTGTGAAGCACCTATAGAAGGTGAAGTTGATAAGTGGGGGTTTACAATCAAACCTACTATATGCGATAATGAGGTTATCATTAGATGCCTTAAGAATGCCCCTTGTGGTATTGATAAAAAACAAGTAGAACGATTAATTAAACATTATGAAAACCAAGATTAAAGCACAAGTAAAATCCAGATTTTATTATATCTTCTGGGGAACTGCCACAGCATCTGTTTTGTTGGGTCAGTTGTATGTTGGAACTGGGTATCGCATTTATGCTCAAAGTTTAAATATGATTTTTAATACCATTACATTTTCAGTTGAGAAACCTGATTATCTATGATTTTATCTGAGAGTGATGCGGTTTATGCTGCAGATAAATTTATTAATTATTATACTCAGTTTAATCGTATTGATGATTATCTTCGTCATATTAAAGAAGATAGGGGAGAACAACGTTCTGGATATTTGCCTGGATTTGGTGCAGATTCGGAAATGTTTAATGAATTTAGTATTCATCCAAATAATATGAACTTTGAAATTCATGTTGTTGATACTAATCCAAAAACAAATTCAAAGTATAATCAGTGGCTTTATTCTGAGATACTAAACCTTACTGCATCTAATCCTATTGAAGAAGCAATTCCTGGAAGAACTCATAAATGGATTGTTGTGGAAACAACTACTGATAAGGTAGTTGGTGTTGTTCGTTTCGGTTCACCGACTATTAATAGTAAGCCACGTAATAATTACTTTGGCGAAATCCCTTCTCTTTCTGACATTAATGCTGGATTTGTTATGGGGTTTAATATTGTTCCCACTCAACCTTTTGGATTTAATTACTTAGGCGGAAAGTTACTTGCCCTTCTAGCATCCTCTAAAGAACTTAAGCAACAGTTTGATGACAAGTACAAAATAAATCTAAAATATTTTGAGACAACTTCTCTTTATGGTACGACAAAGGGCGTGTCTATGTATGATGGACTTAAACCATTCTTGAGACATATTGGTGATACTGAAAGTAACTTCTTACCTCTCTTTCATGATGATGTGTTTAGGGAATTTTTTTGGTGGTTCAATGAACGCAATGGTGGAGAGCGTTTAATCTCTGCAGATAAGTCATCTAAAAAACTTAAGATCCAAGTCAAGATGATATCTATTATTAGAAATTCTTTGCAGGATGAAGAAAAACTAAAACAATTTGATGATTGTATAAAACATGCAAAATCTTTAACTGAAAAGAAAAGGTATTACTTGGGTAAGTTTGAACATACAATGGAAGAAGCAATTGTATGGTGGAAGAAAAAAGCAACTAAGAGATATGAGAAACTTCAATCACAAGATCGAATAAGAACTGAACTTGAGATTTGGGGAACAACTGAGAATATGGAGATTATTAGATAATGGAACTCAAAGACTGGCTTAACTCAATCAACTTTAACAAAGAAGATTTATCAGAACATATTAGTTCTTATCCTCCTTATATTATCAATCGTTGTTTGTCTGGTCACATGGATTGTGTGATGTATACAAACGAAATGAATAAGTATAACTTTCTTGATAAAGATATGCAATATTCTTTTTATCTAAATAGTCTGAGGAAAAGAAAGAGGTTCTCTCCTTGGCTCCGTAAGGATAAAGTCCAAGACTTAGAATGTGTCAAACAATACTATGGATATAGTAATGAGAAGGCATCTCAGGCTCTGAAAATTCTGACAAACGAACAGATTAACTTTATCAAACAACGACTTGATGTTGGAGGAATGAAATGACTACTACGGTAGAACCTACAGTAAATTGGTCCCAAGACCAAATGGTTGAGGTTATTTTGAATGAACCAGATGACTTCCTAAAAGTCCGTGAGACTTTAACTAGAATTGGAGTTGCGTCTCGCAAGGAAAAGAAACTCTATCAGTCTTGTCATATTTTGCACAAGCAAGGACGGTACTATATCGTTCACTTCAAGGAGTTGTTTGCCCTGGATGGAAAGCACGCGAATCTTACTGTAAATGATGTTCAACGTAGGAATCGTATTACCCGTCTTCTTGCTGACTGGGGACTTATCTCAGTGGTAAAGGAAGATGCTGTTGCAGATATTGCACCTCTTAATCAAATCAAAGTATTGGCATATAAAGATAAGTCCGAATGGCAGCTAGAGACTAAATACAATATTGGATCTAAAAAAGGTAAACCCCAAGAAGAAGTAACTAAATAAGACTGAGACCTTTCGTGCGGTCTCTACGAAAGTCGGAACACCATATAAAGAGGTTCGGTTATTACCGTTCCTCTTTTTTTGTTTTTATGGTATAAATATAACGGATGCCTTCGGGGTCCACAAAACACAAACTCGCTTTTAAAGGAGCTACTAAGATGGGAAACCTTACAAGGTATACTGCTGCAGACTTGCCTGTGCTATTAGATAAAATTTCTAAAAACAGCATTGGTATGCATGATTACCTAAATAGAGTGTTCGACCTACATGAGACAACAACAAACTATCCACCCTACAACCTGGTAGAGGTTAGTAATGTAGAGTCGCTATTAGAAATTGCGCTTGCAGGATTTAAGAAGAAAGAGGTAAATGTCTACACACAAGATGGAAAACTCTTTGTCGAAGGACAAAGGGAGGATACTGAATCCGAAAAAACATATGTCCATAGAGGAATGGCTCAACGATCATTCACCAGAACTTGGACATTGGCAGAAGAAACGGAAGTTAGATCAGTTGAATTTGAGGATGGGTTACTAAGTATTACTCTTGGAAGAGTCGTCCCAGAACACCACAACAAAAAAGTTTGGTTTTAATTGACATATATGATATACTAGAGGGTGATAAAACACCCTCTTTTTTATGGAAGTAATTACCGAAGGAAAGGTAAAAACTGTATATCAAGGTGATGATGCACAGCAAGTCATTATTGAGTATCACGATAAAGTTACTGCAGGAAATGGAGAGAAGGAAGATCATCCTTTAGGAAAAGGATCTCTTTGTTGTAGTATCTCATCTATTATCTTTGAGAAACTTTCTAAGGAATTAATACCAACTCATTATATTAATATGGTTGGTGCTAACAAGATGATCTGTAAGAAGGTAGACATCGTTCCACTAGAAGTTATTTGTAGGAATCGTGCTGCTGGATCTATTGTCCGTGAGACAACTCTAGTAGAAGGTACTCCACTACCACAACCTATTGTGGAGTTCTTCTTGAAGGATGATAGTAAGCATGACCCTCTACTTACACCAGATCGTGTGCGTTTGATGGGATATGATCCTGAACCTTTTATTGAGATGACATTACGTATTAATGATTACCTTCGTCAGATGTTTTATATCTTGGGCATTGATCTTGTAGATTTTAAAGTTGAGTATGGATATGATGCTCATGGTGATTTGTATCTTGCCGATGAGATTAGTCCTGATAGTATGAGACTCTGGAAGATTGGTAGTGATGAAAGATTTGATAAGGATCTATTCAGAAACGATGAAGGTGATATTGTACCTGCCTATCGTGAGATTCTTGACCGACTGCAACCCCTTGCAATCCAATGAACGGACAAAA